ATATGAATGAACCATATCCAGAGGATGGGGATTTTGAACCTATACCTGATGGTGTTCTGCGACATATACCGTCACGATTTGAAGCGCGTAATCATCGCTTTATTCGTTGGCATTGGTATGAGGTGGATGAAGTTGTGAATGTAGGGCCAGTTGATATGTCAATCAATTATGGAGAACTGCCCGATTATGTTTTGTTCTTACGGCGAACAGGAAATAAAATCCGAATCAAACTACCACCATGTGTTTACAATGACTTATTGTCTTGGTCAGCACACTTGGTTGGGGGTAAGGATGAGACGAATTTTAAAACACTGTGTATAAAGTTAGTGGAGATGTTGGCACCATTCGACATGCCCACTAGATCATACTGGGAGCTGAGAGCATACATGCCAGTGTTGGTTTGGCGTAATCGTCAAGAGATTAACGCACGACGACTGGTACAACACGACTTCTTGATTGACAATTGGCGTTTCAAATTAGGACGGTTTATTGTTAAAAATGTGAGAACCATAACTGCGGTGGTGACCGTGGGTATGGCTGCAATTCGGTATCGACACATAATAAAGGATGTGGTGTCAGCTGGGCCAGCTCAACGGCGATTGCAATTGTTGCAATCTGAATTGAACACAGCTAAGCACCGATTGATAACTAGTGCGCCTGTGGAAAATATAACACAAAAAATGTGGGCAGCACGAGTGTGGACCAAACATTACACGCACAAGTATCCAGGTTCGTATTGGCAACCCAAAACGCAATACGATTCACTTAATGAGTACTGGCATCTCTAGGAAATCTACAAGTTTGGCATGGTTAAGAACACCATATAAACAGTTGGTGGAAACCAACTGTCCCATGCCAACTCAATTTCGACCTGGAGCTAGCATGTCATTGTTGCGGACACCGGAAGTGCCTGTTCGGTGCCGCATTGGAAAACACTATCAAACCTTATTCAATACCGAAGATTATTCACCTGTTGCATTCGCGCCCACTCTCCACAACGAAATGGTGGCAGTGGGAGCGCGTGTATTAAAGCAAACACCTGTCCCTGATCCTGACACGGTGCAAGATTTTGTCGCATTCGTTAAACGCAATTTTAACGACATATTTCCGAAGTGGAAGCGAGTGCGACCAGTAGCATTTGACTCATATCTTAAGCATTCAAATGCATCACCAGCTGTTAAACAAATCCTGAAAACCACACATGAAAAGATGAAGATGGAAGGTTTAACTTACAACAAAGTGCCGCAATCGTTAGCAAACAAGTGGACGTGTAGATCTGCGTTCGTTAAAGTTGAAAATTTGTTATACCAATCACCAGCCACAAAGCATGGTCGAATGGTAACAACACCGTTACACTTGTTTCGAGAACAATTAAATTCGTCAAAAGAGAAAGCACCGCGGTTGATTCAGGGTGGTAAACCTGAATTAATCAGTACCACTGGACCATTTTTTATGGCGGTGCAAAGTATGATAAAAAAAATATGGAGCAAACATTTTGCTTTGTATTTTACTTCAGGGGCGACGAATGAAGATACAAGTAAATATATATTGCAAGAACCCGGCAATATATTGGAGGATGATGTTGGAGCGTTTGATTCAAGCGTACACAAGGAACTGTGCTTATTGGAGTTGTGGATGACAAAGAAATTTGGGTGTTCACCACTTATAGCACAGTTGTTTGAAGCAAACATCTACACCAGGGGGTGGACTCACGCTGGGGTACAATACCGCGTGGACGGAACACGAAAGTCTGGAGACCCATGGACCTCCTTGTATAACTCGATTTTGAATGGTTGCATGCACTTGTGGGCATATTGTCGACTGGCTCACAAAAACTGTAGAACAGCATTGCGCACCATACGCATGCTAGTTCAAGGTGACGACAACGTTTTAGTTCATCCGGGG